CAATTAAAGCAAAAGAAACAATTCTAGTATTTACAGATAATGCATTGTACACAATGAAATTTATTGGTGCGCCTTTTACTTTTGGGTTTGAACAAGTTGGTACAAACTGTGGTTTGATAGGTAAAAATGCAGTTGTTGAAATAGATGGTGCAGCTTTTTGGTTATCACCAAATGGTTTCTTTATGTTTGATGGTACAGTTAAATCTTTACCATGTAGTGTAGAAGATTTTGTATTTGATAATTTTGATACAACAAAAGGACAACAAGTTGCAGCAGGTATTAATAACTTGTTTACAGAAGTGATATGGTATTATCCATCACAAGGATCTAATTTTAATGACAAGTATGTTGTATTTAATTATGGTGAACCTATGAAAGGTGGTGTTTGGTACACAGGAACAGAAGCAAGAACATCTTGGATTGATGCAATCGTATATCCAAAACCATATGGTACAAAATATGATAGCACAGCTAATGGTAGTTTTCCAACAATCGTAGGTCAAAGTGGTTTAGGTCAAACAAAATTTTTTGAACATGAGGTAGGTACCGATCAAGTTAATGAAGATGGATCTACTACAATAGTGTCATCATTTGTAAAATCATACGATATAGATTTAGAACAAAAACAAAGAGATGCAAGAGGTAGAGCTAGTGGTCCTAAAGTTGCAGGAGAAGTATTTTTAGCTATGCGAAGATTTATACCAGATTTTAAAACATTAATTGGTAATGCAAAAGTAAGTTTAGGAATAAAAAGATATCCTCAACAATCAGATACTACAACAACATTGAGTCCTTTTACAGTAGACTCAACTACAATTAAAAAAGATACAAGAGCTAGAGGTCGATTTATAAACGTTAAAATAGAAAACGATGATAGTGGTGAATCCTGGAGATTTGGTACACTTCGTTTAGATGTACAACCAGATGGACGTAGATAATGGCTAAGATAAATGTTAGAATACCAGAACCAAAAACAGAATATGATGTATCTAACCAAAAACAAATTAACAGAGCTTTAACTATTATGAAGGATCAATTAAATTCTACATTTTTAGATGAGCTAAAACAGGAGCAAGAGAGATTCTCTTGGTTTATAAATGGCTAACGTATATAAAAATGAATTAGTAGATTTAACTACTACAGATAATACTACGGTGTATACAACACCATCTGATTCTAGAGCTATAATTAAAAGTATTTTAGTATCTGAAGATGCTGGATCGGGATCAACAATAACTTTTACTATAACAAATGCTGCATCAGCAGTGTTTAATTTGTTTAAAGACAAATCAATAGCTTCAAAAGCAACAACAGAGCTGTTAACTCACCCTTTAATTTTAGAAGAAAATGAGGTATTAAAGGCACAAGCAGCAGATGCAAATGAATTACATGTTATTGCATCAATATTGGAGATTAATAGGGATTAATATGTCATTTATAGAAACAGAAGCATCATACAGAATAGAAGTAATAAACGGTAAACCGGTAAAAGTTATAACACCAAAATCAGAAGTTACATTAACTAATATGAAAACAGGACAAGAGTATAACTCAGACGCGGAAGCTATGCAAGACGTACAAAATCCTGAAACAGAAACTGTAGCTGATGATATTAAAAGAGATGTTAAGATAACTGTAGAAGCATTACCTCTTGGCGGAGATACAAAATTATAATATAATAGAACGATGGCAATAACTAGAGCACAAGAAGCAAGACAACTACGTAGAAGAGGAGGCATTATGGGAAGTAATGCAGGTTCTATGTTAGTTACTCCAACATTGGATGGAAGTAGACCAGGTTACTATGGACCCGATGGTGGTTTTGCAACAGAAGACGATAATTATCAAACAAGTGCTGTAGATTATGGCGGAGTTCAAGGTATATCAGATAGAGATGCTGAAAGAGTTTTTGATGCACGACCTGATTTAAAAGAAGCTTTTGATAACGCTGATGCAGAAGCTGAAAAAAGAAGAAAAGAAAAAGAAAAAGCTGATAAGGAGAGAAGAAAGAGAGAACAAAGAGAAGCTAAAAAAGAAGCTCGAAAAGAAAAAGCAAAATTAACTAAGGCAGAAAAAAAGAAAAAACGAATGCAAAAAGCAGCTTTTGAAAGATTTCAACAACTAGAAAAATATGTTGATCCTTTTGGTGATGAAACAACTTTTGCAAATATGTCTGGAATAGATGCTGCAAGAAAAGCAGGTTACAATGTAAATGAATTTGGACCTCCGGGATCAATTGAATTTGAATATGATAAATCTAGATTTAGAGATCCTATAACAGGAAAAATTAGAGGTGATTTAACTGAAAAGGTTAACATCAACGAAGGTAAAACAGATATATTTGGAAACCCAAAAGAACCAAAATTTGTTGAACAGTTTAAATCAGATGCTATTCCAGGTTATGATTTTAGTATTAACCCAGTAAAAAGTAATTTTCAAAGTGGTCTTGGAACTCTTACAAGCACAGGAAGTACAACTAAAGTAAGACCTAATGATTATGGTATACAAATTCCTACAGGAACAAGTTTAGATATACTTTCTGGTATTGTTAGACCAGAAACAGGACTTCAAGCTTTTAATACTTTAGAAGAAGCTAGAAATATAGGTGATCTTACATCTAGATATGCTGGAGGAGATGATTCAGCTTATGACGAATATTTAGACCTTATAGATAGAACCAACCCAACAACAGGTGGTGGCGGTGGTGAAGATAATCAAGAAATGGATCCTTGTAAAGGACCCAACCCACCGGCTTATTGTAATGTAGGTAATGACACGGAAGAAGAAGATACAACACCTAAAAGAAACTTAGGTGGCATTGCACCAAGATTTGCTGGTTCTATATTTGATTTCACAGGTCTTGCAGATGGTGGCAGAGTTGCTGCTATGGGTGGTGGTATCATGAATACTGATGTTATGGGTGGTATGGCTGATGGTAACATTGATGAAGCTGGTAGACAAATGTATTTCTTAGGTAAACTAGTTAAGAAAGCAACTAGAGCAGTTAAGAAAGTTGCTAAGTCTCCATTTGGTAAAGCTGCATTGATGTATGGTTTAGGTGCTATGGGTGGATCGTTTGGTGCAGGTAAAGGTTTGTTTAGTAAAGGCATGTTTAATCCAGCAAATATAAAAGCTGGTTTGTTGGGAACTAAAGCATCAATGGCTGCAGGGCCTATGAAATATTTACAAGGGACTCCTTTTACTGAAGGTTTATTAGGTAAATTAGGAATTACAAAAGGTGGTGGATCATTAATGCCAACACTAAAAGGTGGTTTAGCTTTAGGTTTTGGAGTTCCTCTTGCTTTAGACATGTTAGGTGTGGGTAAAGACGATGATGATAAAATGGATTTAGATGCGTATTACAAAAGTCAAGGTATTAATGTAGCTGATATAAGATTAAATCCTTACAACTATTTAGCACCAAGATTTGCTGCTGATGGTGGTCTGATGAGAACAGGCTATCAAGAAGGTGGTGATGCAGAACCAGTAGCCAAGAAGACTATGCCATTATTAGATATGGATGGTCAAGAAAAAGATTACAGAGAAACAGGTGGTTTTGTAGATATGGGTAGAATGGAAAGAGCTGACGATGTACCCGCTAGACTATCAAAGAATGAATTCGTATTTACAGCAGATGCTGTAAGAAATGCTGGTGAAGGAGATATAGACAAAGGCGCAGAAGTTATGTATAACATGATGAAAAACCTCGAATCCGGAGGTGAAGTATCAGAAGAATCGCAAGGATTAGATGGCGCTAGAGAAATGTTTCAAACATCACAAAGATTAGAGGAAGTATTATAATGGCAACAGAAACTACAATATCAAGACCGGCGCCCTTTGTAGAAGATATAGGTAAAGATCTCGCCAAACAAGCCGTAGCAATGACTGGTGTACCAGTCGTATCAACAGGCATTACAGGTATATCACAACAACCAGGTGAGACAGCAGCAGGATTTAAAGCAAGACAAGATGCTGCAAGAGCATTTACAACAAGACAAGAAAGTTTAACAGGACTTGCACCACAAGTAGCAGGTCAAGATGCATTACAAAAACAAGCACAAACATTAGCAACACAAGGTGTTGGATCTTTTCAACCGTTTTTACAACAAGCACAAGCTGCAACTGGACCACAAGCATTTCAACAATTTATGTCACCGTATCAACAACAGGTGATGGATACATCATTAGCAGAATTTGATAGACAAGCACAAGCTCAAGAACAACGGATCAGGGACCAAGCTGTATCTTCAGGTGCATTTGGTGGTGGACGTGAAGGTGTTTTACAAGCAGAGTATCAAGCAGGTTCAGATAGAAACAGAGCAGCACTACAAGCAGGATTATTACAACAAGGTTTTGGTCAAGCACAACAAGCAGCACAACAACAATTTGCAAATCAAATGGGATTAGCATCAGCATTACCTGGATTACAAAGAGGAGATATTTCAACGTTAGGTTCATTGGGCGCATTGAATCAAGCGCAAACACAAGCGGGACTTGATGCAACTAGAGAAGCAAACAGAATGGCTGCATTCCAACCACAAGAACAATTACAACAATACGGTAATCTTGTTACAGGTATCATGGGTGGAATGGCAGGATCAGGAACACAAACACAACAAATACCAGACCCAGGATTCTTACAAACTGCATTAGGTGCGGCTGCAACCGGAGCAGGTATTTACGGAGCATTAAAACCTAGATAATATGAGTAGAACACTTAGAAGACCGATGTTTAGAATGGGTGGTTCCACAGGAACTGGCATTACTTCTGGTTTAGATACACCAAGACAAGGATACAAAAAAGCAGGTGATGTTGATCCTGATAATAATCCTTCACCAATGAAATTAGACTACAACATTTCTCAAATGTTTCCAACAGAAGCAGAAATGTCTGAAGCTAGAAAATTTTACAAACCATATTTTGAAAGACCTGAAGGTGAGGGATTTAATAGATTTTTAATGCAAACAGGTTTAAATTTAATGTCTGCTACACCAAGAGGTAAAGGATTTACTGGTCTATTATCAACAGCAGCTGACGCAGCAAAACAACCAACAGCACAATTATTTGAAGACATAGATAGAGAAAAATTACAAAAGAATGTAGCAGATGCTGATCTGTT